ATGGGTATGTCTGATTTTAATGGTGTAGTTAAAAATATTCAAGATACACCATTCGGCTATACAATGTCAGTAATTGGTGGCAAATGGAAAATGGTTATAATATACTTACTTGCAGAAAAACAACCCGTTCGCTTTAATGAAATGCATAGAAATATAGGAACTATTACATATAGAATTTTGAGTTCTCAATTAAAAGAATTAGAAGCAGATGGACTGGTGAAACGGAAAGAGTATCCCCAAATTCCTCCTAAAGTTGAGTACAGTTTGACAGATAAAGCAGAAACTTTATTACCCGTTTTAGAGTATCTGTGTGAGTGGGGAGCAAAAAATCGAAATAGTTAAAACAGAAGTTTGAGTTCCACAAGGCTGGCCATTGTTTCACTAAAAATAGACTCCATTGTAATCCCCCCGATTTCTTAATTGCATTGTTTCATACTAATACTTTACTGGTTTTTTATTTTGAACCATAAAAAAGAACATGCAATATTACCCGCAAAAAAACTCCAAATGCAATAATGGAGCAGGATTCCGAAAATTTTCACAATTATTGATAAAAGCCTAAAAAAAGAGCCGAGACCCTCATTAATATGAGAACTCGGCTCTAAAATTTTAATTATTCAACGATAGTAGCAACTCTTCATTGGATAATTTATAGGCTTTATAACGAGCGTATTTTATTCAATTTTAAGGCTATTCACTATTGAAAATATATCATTTCTAGCCATTATAAAAATTATTAGTACCATTATAGTACCATGACATGGTTTAGCCTATTAGCCCCGGCCACTGCAGCGCCCCAGCCTGATCGAGTGTAAGTATCATCGGCTCTGTGATTGTATTCGTTTGCTGTCAATGGCATGAAATATGTATTGTAAAGGCGAGCCCGGAATACCGGATACTCGCCTTTTATCATTGACCTAAAAGTTATCGTCAAAGTCAAACTCTCACTCTCTCTGCCCACACCTTCTGCAGCCTTCTCTAAAGCCTTCCCGGAAAGCTTCCCATCTTTCACGTTCACACCGATCGCGATCATTATCATGATCACAGTCGCAGTCACGATCACGGTCACGATCATTATCGCAGTCACGATCACGGTCGCAACATCTATTACAGCCACAACCTCTGTTACAACAGAAATTAAAACAGCCCATATATTTCACACCCTTCATATAAGATTAATTACACTATACTATATGACGCTTGCAGACAAGGAGTGAAAAGCACGTACCTGCCTTTACATACACTGCTAATTCGGAAACCGCAATACCCCATTGTAATCTGGTATGAGCATCACCGGTTGAGTTACCATCTTACCATCAGCGTCCACGGCGTAGATCTTGCCTGAATTCTCCACGAATTTAGATTTACGCATAGCACCGTCTGGGCCTAAGTAATACCAAGCCTCATTATACTGATACCAGGTGTTTGTGACCATGATTCCCGCCGCATTAAACCAATACCACTTTCCATCAACCTGCACCCAGTCATTACGGACCGCCAGACCCGTATCTCCATTGTAGAACCGCCAGCCGCCGTCCTCTTCGTTCCAACCGGACTTCTTTTCAGGTGCTACAGTCAGCGCCGCTTTAAATGCCTCCCAGGTGTGCTGTGTGTGATTGTAAACAAAAGGATTCGGACAAATTTTCCCAGTCACATCATGGTGACGGATCACCCGATCAGCAGACACTTTGTACTTTGCCATCAGATCCTTGGTTAGTGCTTTGGCAGCTTGCACGGTAGCGTCCTCAAAATACCAGTCTCGGCTATTATCTGCCTGTGATCCATTGTTACGAACGCATAACTCTACTCCCAAGCTGTTACCGTTCCGGCATTCAGGATGCACGTACTTCTTAGCCCCGCAGTGCCATGCGATGTTTTTGTCTTCTACGGACTGCCAGATCTCACCGCTAAAACCCACAAAGTAATGGGCACTGGCACCAATGTATTGGGAAGCATAGTATTTACAGTTGGCTTCTGCTCCTCCCAGGGCGCCGACATAATGGATCACAATATACTTGATACGGTCCACCTGACCATTACCGTAGTTGTAAGGTGTTAATAATTGATGTATTTCCATATTAGATTCCTCCTTCATAAGAAAAGGCCCAGGATATCCCAGGCCCGTGAGTTGCGACGTCGCAACAAATTATTCAGTATCAGTTTTTTCCTCAATTTGCCCTTTCATCTTTTTAAGAATCGGCAGTAAAAAAGGAGGTATAGCTACCTCCGCATCTTCCATATTTTCCAGTATGCTTATGATCTCGTTGAAAATCAGCCAGCAGGTAATAGTTATAGCAAACACTGGTGGGATTGTTATAGGGATTAGCTGTGCCAATGTAGTCTCAACCAGAACATCTACGAACCAGCCGAGGATAACCAATATGTACATGCACACCTTTTTGTGTATACCCCTAATTGATTTGTAACTTTTAATAGGTTTATCATCATCTGGATTTCGCTTAGGTGCGGCTTTCCACCCGGTATAATAGTCAAATATATTGCACCCAAGCAAAATTAACAAGGGAATTGCCAGTATTCCGAGCAAGTTAAAAACGGCACTGAAAGCCATGATAAAAAACGCCTTAATCTTATCCACTCTTGCTTTCCTCACTCTTTCTATTTTTTAGTTGCCAGAATTTCTTTCTTCTGATCGTCAGAGATCCAGCCTTTAATAACCGCATTAGCCAGCATGGGGACCGTCAGCTTACCTTTCCCACCTTCATATAACCACATCAACATTTCAAACATATTTACACCTCCAGGCTTGTTAATAATAAAGTTCCTACGGTTGCTTTTAAAGATTCATTCTCTACTTCCAGAGCTGCAACACGTTCTGTTAGATCCGGGGCTTTAAATACTGCAATCATTACATCCCCTTTAATATCCTTAGTTTCGTAGATTGGTTCCTTCGTTTCTTTATCCGTACCAACTTTCACCTGATCAGTACCAATCACTTGATCGGATAACTTTGTCAACCTTCCTGCATAAACAAGATCGGACCGGTTCCAATCGGTTTCTCCTGATAATCCAATCTGGGCGATGCTACCGTTTACTTTCAAAATAGCTTCGATGGAATCGAAAGAAGCTGTTCCTTTCTGGAAAGTGATACTGCCTCCGGATTCTCCTAGGTTAACACCTGCAGCGACCAGATCAAAAGACTGATCACCAAATTTAATTTTTTCAATATTGCTCATTTTAATTCCTTTCCGTCCTTTTGGACATAAAAATAAGAGCCTTTTGGCTCCTTGCTATTTTAGTGGTAGAAAAAAGAGAGGCAAATATCGCCCCTCCTATATGTACTGCTTATACTTATTCTCTTACTCTCACATATACCTTACCAATGACATTTCCTTCTTCATCTTTCGCAGTAAATAGGACTAAGCCTTTTTTCAATGCTGTAACCTTTCCTTTGCTAGTTACATTAGCGATTGCTGAATCCATTGGTTCCCATGTAGCATTCACTGTATTTGTTAAATCATCAACGGTAAGTCTAGCTGACTGGCCGACTTTTAAATCGATTGCTAATCTGTAATCACTGGCATCTTCAACGACTAATACGTTAATGTAGTCCGTATAGGTATCGTCTGGGCTTTTTACTGTTATTACAGTATTTCCCGGTGCTAATGCTGTTACCACACCTTTTTCATTTACTATTGCAACAGTGTTGTCTGATGATGTCCAGGTCATATTTGTATTTATGGCTAAATTATCATCTACGCTTAATTGGAGAGATTCTGTTGGCTCTAGTACTACTTTAAGCTTAGAATCTACTGTTGGTGTTTCAATTGTAGGTGTTCCTGATACTTCGGAAGAGGTCATTGTCTCTGTATCCGATAGCTTTGCTTTTACAACATAATAATAGGTTGTATTTGCAGTTACACTTTTGTCTGTGTAACTTGTTTCTGTCAGATCGGAAGCAACCGGAGTGTATGGACCTCCAGCGGTTGTTGAACGCTCTACGCTGTAGCTGGCCGCCCCCGGTATAGAATTCCATATAATGTTTACACTATCGTTAGTACCAGATGTCTTAGCAGACAAAACCGATTGAGTTGGATTAATGACTGCAGATATATAAATTGGTTTATTATATTGCTTAGCCAAAGAGAGCCATCTGGCTGGATTTAAAGATGATGGGATATCTAGATAATCTACCACCCTCTTCTCTTCATTTATATAGTTTTGTCCGAATCCAGTATAGCTATATCTAAAATCGGTTAGATTTGTTGCTAAAGTATTAGAATTATTACTAAATTCCAAACCAGTACCATCTAATACAAATTTTGCTATGAATAATGTCGACGTGGCTTCATCATTAGAAGAAATGTGCAAATAGTAAGTTTTTCCCGGATTCAATTTAGTGCTTCCACTAAAATAGTTGTATACATCTTTTCCATACAAAAGCTCCTTGCCAACCACGTTATCTGACTCGCTAATATAAAGGTTAAAATACTTAGATGCAGTTAATTGATACTTTAATGTTATCTCAGCACCTTCATCTCCCGGCTCCGCATATGCTGTCATACTAAAGGCTGACATCATTACTAATACTGCAATTAAAAAAATACTTCTTGTTACCTTTTTCATACTAATTCCCCTTTCTTTTGTGCACAGTCAATTATACTTACATTTCTTAATTTTGCAACGTGATGAGCCGTTAAGAAGTCATATATATTTCCTTATAGCTTTCTAACATATAGAAATCGACTGAACCTATATACTGCGATAAATAGCAATTTAGTAAAAGAAATAACCGATAATATTGACTATGTAGAAACCGTCTACAGCCTACTTAAAACCAACATGGCGGTTTTTGGTGATTTCCGACTGCTTATTTATCATTTTAGGATATCGGGTGATGCTGATCCCACTTTTGGTAATGGATTTTTTACTGCACGGATCACGCAGCTGTCTGGTGTGCACACTGCAATGGTTACATCTTCATGGACAGGTGATACATGGAGTATGGTATTTACCAGTTACGACACAACAAATTTTACAAAGAAACTTTCATAAATAATCATTTTACAAAATACACATAATTAATTCTTGTGGCTCCATTACGTGCCGACGACAGGTGCACACGTAAATTATTGGTTTGAACTGTACATCCCACCACATAACCAGGGTAAACAGTATAATCTCCATTGAATGCTATTGGTCCCCAGTTACCACCTATTCCGGTAATTGGTATATCAATATAATTATTGCCGTTCGGGTCTGATATTACAGTTCCGCTTACAATTTTTGCTAAATTGCTATTTAGCGACTTAACTACTGCCGTAAGATTGGTGCCGATATCCAGATCTTCGCTCATGCCAATACGCTCATAGAGTTTATGGACAAAAGCCGATGTTGGTACCTTATTTTGATCGTTGGCATCCATATTGGTTAACATATTTTTCAGCAGAGCATTTTCATTCAATCCCATGGTAACTGCTATTGACTTGGATATCTTTCCTAGTGCGGTAGCAATAGCTTCACCGGCTATGATGTTGGCCAGCTCTGTAGCCTGGGTAAATAGTGTGTTTACATCAACGCCACCATCACTCCCTACCTTGATTCCATTACTGCCTTTTACAAGCCCTAGAGCCTCTTGCGTGGCTTTCTTTACGCTAATACTACCGTCAGTACTGACCTCCGTTGTTGCTCCGTCTGGTTTTACTGTTCCTACACTGTTAGCCGTAGCCTTACCCGTTCCCTGGGCTGATACCTGCCAATAGGCGGTATTTGTTGGCAAAGATCCCAAAGGTAGATCCGTGTGTGCTACATAGCTGCTTCCGTCAAACTCTACTAAATTCAGCAGACCATACTTTGTGTCAGGATCATACGTCCCCATAGGGCGAATTCCGATTGTTCCATATTCTGTAACTGCCATTATGCGATTATCTCCTCTCCATAAAATTTACCTTTTTCATACCAGAATCTAATGCCTGTTGCTTCCGTTTCACTCATGAATTTCATAGTGACAGGATCTACATAGAAACGGGGTATAGATATTTTTGCTATCTGATCTACTTGCTCTTTTAAACTCTTTGTCTGCTGGCAATACCACCTTGCATTGTCCTCCACATCTTCCGGAACAACTCCACCTTCAGAATACCGCTTTGCCATTAATGCACTGGCCTGTGCTTCTCCAGCGCTCTGATCCGCAGCCACTTGGCTGGCCCCTGCCTCCGTAGCTTTATCCCTTGCCACCTGCTCACTGGTTCCTGCTGCCGTTGCCTTTTCAGTGGTAGTTAATACATCCGCTGCAGTTTTATTTGCTGCCGAGGTTGCAGATGCAGCTTTCTGCGTAGTGATAACCTTCTGTTCTTCTGCAAAACTAGCACTCTCCGCAGCCGCCTGAGCATTCTGGCCGGACGTTGCTGCATCTTCTTTTACCTGATCATAATAAAACTTTGCATTATCCGTTTCGCTTCCCGGAAAATCCGGATCCCCCAAGGTATAACGTTTTGCAAATTTTTGATACTGTAGAGCTGCATCACGGGCCGATTGAGAATCAAGCATATACTGCCGAAACTCTGTTTGTATAGCAGAGTCCAGCTTCGCCATGGTCACAGATCCGTCCACGATCCTGGCGGTTATGGTACGATCCTGAATCTGCATTGCTATGGTGGAAGTGCTATCCACTGAATAGATAAACCGGGTTAAGTTAATAACCTTCTGTGTGCCGTCTGCCAGAGTGAGAACAAGTTCATTCTGATCATTGATATCAAAGTTTGTTACTACCTTTTCAATATCAAGATCGTAAGTCTTTACTGTACCATTTTGCAAAGTAATTGTAAGTATTCCGGTATCAGAATCTAAAGAGACGTCTTTAACAAGCGCATTAATCTGAGACTTATCTGCTTTGTTTGCGTCTAAGTGGACGATTCGGTTATCCGCCTCTTTTATGCCTTGATCCATATAATTCAAACTCATTGCATTAATTGCGGTCTTTTGTGACGGTAAATTTAGCCAGTTTCTAAGTGTATGAAATGGTTGAAATGCCATTAAACTTCACCCTCTTTCTTTTCGGGTACCTGAATCTCTCCCGGTACTCCCATATCTAATACCTGAGCAATAGCCGCCACTTGTTTAGCGTTCTGGATTCCGTTAATGGTAACAGCATTTAACATATATTTGATCTGTAATATCTGCTCCTCTGTAAAAGTAATTACTTTATTCATAAACTCTCCTTTCTGCATACAAAAAGAGCGGGGAATTAATCCTCGCTCTGTGTTATAGTTTTATTTAATTATTTGTGGCTTGTACATTCTGGTAGATACTGAGTTGCAAGCCATTGGGTAAATTCTGTGCTGTCTGCGGTTACAAGGCCATCTCCTGCGGTTTTAAGACCCAGATAATATTCATAACCATCTTTCAGCTCCCCGTAGCCTGTGAAGGCATATAGCACATCATCAATCTTTGTTACACCAACCGGAATAGTCTTGTCGTCAAACTCAAAAGACCAAATACCGTCTGTGGACTGGGACCATTTTCCGGAATAAGTGTCACGGGTTTTGGCGCCCCACTGATTATTTTTGTACTCTCTCCACGTAGTCAAGACACCCATTTTGTAATAAAGTCTTTCTATATCATTCTTAGCATAACCTTCTCGAAATTGAACGCATAGTTCATTATTCAGCCAAGTCCACTTTTTATTTAGTGATACATCCTCATAAGTTTTTTCGTTTTGTGGAGTTGGGAGTTCTGGATCGTTTAAATATTTATTATTCATGGCAAATGAATTAAAGGAAAATAATGTTGTCAATACAGTAATGAATGCAAGCTGTTTTTTTAATTTCTTCATCATGCACCCCCTTTTCATACATTATATCCATTATTTTCTTTAAAATCAACCTCCTTTATCGATTTTTAAGCGCTGCTATTTCGTCCCATAACCCAATTATGTTCCGAGCCACACTACTCCATGACGGACCATATTCGTGATCAAGAGTTTCAAGATCAATATCTCCAGTGCTAATGCCACCAAATCCAACATATGTTGTCCTTCCATTTTTACTAATTTTCAGCATAGGATTATCTTCAATTGGACCGCTTGTTGCAAGCATTATCTCTCCGTTTGTGCTAAACAACACCCCGTATCTTTGATTAGAAATCCTAAATGCTCCCAAATCAGAATAATTTTGATTTATGCTCACACCGCCTAGGTTAATTTCCCCAGCATTAATACCAACAGTTCCTCCGGAGTCAACATAGAAAGTCCCTCCTCCAATATTGATAGCTCCACCTTCAAAGTAAGAGCCGTAGATCTTTGAACCCCTTATATCACCGCTGAAAGTGGCATTCCCTTCTCCATCAAGCTGAAAATTAGTACTATTTACAATAAGCCGGTTACTGGATATTGTCACTTTGTCACTTTCCACAGAAAGCTGAGACGAAACTTCTCCTTTGCTTACTTTAAGTGATATTTGCTGCGCTGTCTGTATAAACTTGGAATTGGTGTCATTAGCAAGGTTTGTGACTGACAAGACTATCTGGTCAGCCTGAATACTTAATGAAGCTTCCACTTGCTGCGCCCTAGTTACTTCTGCGATAATATTGTCAGCGGTTATTTTAAACTGCGCTTCGGTTTCAGCTTTTAAATCCGTTACACGGACAGATACTTCTTCCACAGACTTTTTAATGACGGCCGTCTTTCCTTCAAGTTGTATGATCTGCGTACCGATTCCAAAGCTTTCCCTTCTCTCTCTGGTACCGCTGGCTTCGAATGTGTCCATCATGGCTTGAATGCCTTTTATGGTACGTTTCAGACAATAAGTCTCAATCACATCGTCCGACGTATAACAGATAATTCCGTCCCCTGGTTCAACCCAGGGAAGTGCCTGTGTTACGATCTTACAGGGCCGGTATACCTTTCGACTGATATTGTTATGTACATTAGCGGCAATATTAAGCAGTTCCTGCGCACTTTTACCGTAGACGAGGAAATTACCCTGTATGGTGTAAGCGTTGGTCCCTGCCCCGTAGGAGGCTCCTATATCACCTTCTTCCTGGCGTATCTGTACCTTATCTATCCCATAGACCAAGAAGTCCTCATAAGTGGTACCTGACGGCTTATAGTGTGACAGGTTTTCTCCCTCCATCTGAGAAGGAAACAAATCATCTGCCGGGTATAGCTCCTCGGATGGAAAAAGCCCGGACGCTCCCAGGAATACATACTTGAATTTTCCTGTTATATCAATCTGGCCAAAGCACCCGTTTATCTCACAGACTGCTTTCATGGCATCCCGTCCGGAAAGTTTCGATGGATCAATAGACCTTGTGACCTCCATATCGTCTAAGGGGAGTGTAATCTCCTTCTGACGGATTCCAATAAAATCACACAAAGAATTTCGGTATTGCTTTAACGACATTGGAAATATAAGCCCACGATACCAGCCTGACACATCAACATCAAAGTTTAACATGCGGTCATAGGCAACTATCTTTCTGAGCCTTCGGTCTGCTTGACGTTCAAAGCTATCCACCTTATAAATTCCCATCATCATTTCATAGCCGCCGACCTCTACGGATAAGGTAAACTCTTTCCCCGTTACGTCCATGGTAACATCAGCCACGGTAATTTCTATGTTGGACGCATTGCACTCCCCGAATGTCAATGACTCACTGGAGCAAAGCATCTGGTTGATGCTTAAGGACTCATAAGTAATTTGATCTTCTCCCACAAGCAGGAGAGGTGTATCATCTACCGGAAAAAGATCATCGGACGGCCATAGTTCTTCACTAGGATAGATCAGATTAATCGCATCATCATAAAAGCGCAATTTTAATAACCTTACGGTTTCGCTGTTGCTATTGTCAGCCCGATACAGGGCTTTTATTTCCTCTGGTATACTTAGCACACCTTACCTCCTAATATTCTATCATGGCTAACCGCACCGGCTTATAACGGATATCTCCGCTCGCACTGTCCACATCATAAATTTCATACTTAGGATCTGTGCTGTAGAATGTTCCTGTCTGATATCCATTGTTCCAGTATTCCAATGTGAATTTATCTCGGTTGGCCAAGAGACTCTCCAAAGCCACCTTATCCGCTTCATGCAGAAGCTTTGTATTAAACTCAATCTTAGTTATCTTATGAGGGACAATATTCCGGTGTAAGTATCCTGTACTATCCCGGTAGGAGTCCAAATCCTGCCTCTGATTGGGGGATATGGAAAAACTTCCACTGGATATGAAATTGTTTGGAAATACCACTCCATCAACCTTTAATAAATACCCCTGATAGGACATAGGCATCACTCTCCTTTTCTCCATGATTAAAGCGCCCAGGAATCCCAGGCGCTCTTTTTATGTCTGGAATGCACTTTTTCCAGTATTTCTTATGTATTCATCGTTCTTTTTCTGAACGAGTTTAAAGACTCCTTCCGCATTGCCTTCCAGGTGGATGTGGATTTCCTTGTCCCCACTTCCAAAGGCCGGCGCCGCTTCCAACATTCCCTCAATAATTGCATTCTTCATAGCAGTGGTGATCTGATCATTATTAGCTACTGTGGTCCTGTTTCCAATCCGACCAACAAGCTCCGGCCCTGATTCTCTGGCCAGGAACATTTCTCCTGTAGTTGGATATCCACCAGACGCATATGCCGGAATGTTTGGAATCTTAAAGAGTTGGAAGGAACCGCCTTCTACGATGGTCTGGCCAGCAATCTCCACGCTGTCCCACTGAAACTTCATCTTGTCATTCAACCAGTCTATAAACTTATTAAACAGGCTTCGAGCTCCAGCAATCGCATTACTGAACGTGGTTGTAAATGCATCGGGTACCTTTGACATGATACCTTTCCACTTCTCTAGGGTAAACCAGGGGCTTACTTCTTTATCCCACCAACCTGATATACCAGACTTCCATTGCCCCACTGTTTCGTCCCAGGTCTTTTTAAGAGAATCTTTTATGGTACTGTATAACTCACTCCATTTCTGAAGGGTGAACCAAGGTGCAATATAACTTGTGTACCACTCATTTAAAGACGTGGTCCATTCACCAAAGGTATTTTTAAATCCCTCAACGATTCCCAGCAGGATATACGCTCCATAAGGCTTCATTTCAGCCGCAGGGGAATGAATACCAAACACATTGCATATTCCCCCTACAATCCAGTCCAGGAGGTCCCCAATTGGCTCTAGCAAAAAGGCAAAAGCCCCGCTGATTCCGGCCCCAATTCCCAGAACGATATCCATACCAATTTCATACCATGCCTCGTTTCCGGAAAACGCTCTGCTAAAAGCGTCTTTAGCCGTTTGAAACAAGCCCTGCATCGTATCCCAGTTGAAAATCTTATCACTGATGATTTTAAGAATGCTTTTGCCGTCAATTACAATGCCATTGAGTGCTCCAACAATGCCTCCAACAATGGCGCCGGCTGCAGTCCCTAAACCGGGCAGCGCTGATCCAACTACTGCTCCACTAACAATCCCGGCAACCAGATTCCCGAAGAAGTTTGTTACCCAATTAGGCAATAACTTATCCAGTCCATCATTGATCCAACCCAGTATATCTACTACAATCATTTCAAGTGCAGGGCCACCGCTTTGCATTATGGCCGGTAATCCATTGATTGCACCAAGCAAGCCAGAGCCTATCTTACCAACGGCACCAACAAAAGCCGATAGCTTAGGAAAGTATACTGCAAAAGCTTCCCCCAACGTTCCTGCTCCACCGCTTACTACAGATACCATTTCCGCAAGCGTTTTTACAAATCCAACAATCTTAAGACCTGACACAAAGGTAGCAAAACCTTTAATAGCCCCCATAATACTAACAACCGTCTTAAATCCTGCTATGGCTGTTACAATCACTCCCAGAGCGTATCCGATCCGTTCTGCCTGGTCTGGGTCAATCGAATTTAAAGCCGTGGCAATCCCATTCAGTCCTCCTGGCACCACTGCATTGATAAAATCAGCACCAATGTCTAGTAGGTCACGGAAAAACTTTAAAAGGCCAGTTCCAACTCCTTCCGCAAACGGCTCCAGCGCTTTCCAAAAATTCTTAAGCGCCTCATTAATCTTTGGCCAGTCTATTTTCATCAGAAAATTATTAATAGCATCTATAAACATCGGAAGTCCGGTACCTAAAGTCCATTTGCCAAGAGGTACCAAAAACTCATCCCAGAAATCCTTTAGCCCAGTCCATACAAATGTTCCAAACCTTGCAAGTCCCTCATTCCATAATCGTTCCAATGCAGCCCTGGTGGGTTCTGCAGCTTCTTTGATAGAGTCCACTAAATCTTTAATCTTTTGTGCTGATGTTTCCAAGGCTGGATTTACGGTAACACCTGCAAACAGTTCACCGCTTAAATTTCCAAAGTCCGGGGCGCCACCGCCACCGCCTGATCCTCCGTCTTTTCCACCCCCAGCGCTTAAATTATTAAGTTCATCAAATGCGCTAAGCTGCTTATTCATTTCCTTCGCTGACTTGGCTGCATTTCCAAGGTTATCCGCTACTGCTCCAGAAGATCCTGCTGCATTCTCCATGGTACCAGCTACATCATTTCCACCGCCTCCACCTGCATTACCAAACAAGGCCGCTGTGAAAGCCTTGAAATAGTTTGCCATGGTCTGTAGCTTGGATAATACGATATTAATTACATGTATCACTGGTGTAAAGGCATTGATAAGGCCCTGGCCGATAGTAGCTTTTAGAGCATTAAATCGCTCTGTCAGAATACGAACCTGATTCGCCCAGCTATTGGAAGTTCGGGCAAAGTCACCATTTGCAAACCGCAGTTTATCCTGTACAAAGGCGTACCTAAGGGCTACTTTTTCCGCCTCTGACATTTTTTTCGTCACTTTTCCGTATCCGTTTTCAAGGGCATAAGCATCAAGGGCCGCTTGGGTCATGACTACGCCTAGATCTTTTAAGGTTTCAGTCTCACCTGTAAATACAGATTTTAGCTTTGTAAAGGCCTCTGACTGACTGGTGTCATAAAACGATGCAACATCCGCAGACAGACCAGTAAGAGTCATACCCATGGAAGCGGCTGATTCCTCGGAAAACTTAAATCCCCTGGCCATGGAGGAAAATACTCCTGCGTAGCGTTTCGCCGATATCTCCGACATACCAAATTGCTCTATGGCATTCTTCGCAAAGGAATCTATATGTTTTTCCATGCTCGGAACCGCTTGTTGTATGACGTTATCTACCTCGGCTAACTGCGATCCTAAATCAATGCACGACTTACCAAAGGCAACAATGGCGGTAATACTGAGGGCTGTTGCCACAACTGCAGCAATCTTTTTAAATGAAGATGCCATCCTTGTAGTCTGCCGCTCCACATGAGCTGCGGTGTTTGTCGTTTGCTTCTTAACTTTCTCCATTTCATCACGATAAGGCTTAGTATATGCCTCAATGATTACCTGAAGCTTTTCAAGCGTCATGCCTTCCAGCGTTACCACCTCCTGCCCTTGCATGGTTATGGCGGTGCGCAAAGTCTATCATTGTAGCTTTGTACACCGCCAGTTCGTGCTCCTGTCTTTTCTTTTCTGTGCTTGCGCCATCTGCTTCAAATAGTTCCGGGAAGTAATCCCACAGTTCTAGAGTTTTTGAATCCTTGGAACCATTAACAACAAGGCTCACATATTGAGCAATGTCCTGCGCCAGAAAATGTTTTTCAATCAGTCGTTGTTTCATTTGACTGCGCTCTTTGCGCTGGGAACTTTCTAATATATCGTTTACTTCCCCAAGGGAAAGAGTCCAGAAGCGCTCCGGAGTGATTCCATGATCTAAGGCAGATGGAAATATTTCATTAATTAGATCTGTATAGGAACTTATCCGATCTCCTGGGCTTCCTCCAGCATTCGATCCACTTCCGTCTGCTGATCCTCCGAGAAAAAACCAGATACAGTGTAAATAGGTATGAATACATCGGTCAGGAAAGAAAGCTGTGTTCCTCCTTCTTCACAGTACTTGTCAAACATATTCTGCACATCGACATACTTAACACCATGCTCCCATATCTTCATAGCTCCCTGAGCAATGGTAAGCATCATGGCCAGAGGTGGCATCCCTCCAGAGTTTTGGAGAATGTTCATCAAGTTGCATTTGAACTTATCTTCTAACTGACAGATTACCGCAGTTGTAAGCTTCAATTTATACTCTTTACCACCCACTTCCCAATAAGCAAAGGGAGCACGCTTTGTACTTGTAGCTTCCTCTTTCTTTTCTTCGTTTAATTCCTTCTCATCATCTAAACCATAATTCATTATGTATTACCTCTCTCTTTCCTTATTCTCCTGTTGGATTAACAACTATGATATCCGTCTGTAATCCAATGGTAAGCGTAAACTCAACTGCTGAATTGACACCGCCACCGCTGACCTTAACGCCGCACTGTGCATCAAAATGGAACTTCGTGCCGTCTGGAAACGTCTGCTCAAAGGATACTGTTTCTTTAGTATCTGCCACAGCCCGGAGCGTTCGGTACGAAGAATTTGCACCATTCTCCCATTTGAATTTATAGGCCAGATCACCAGGATCACCAATGCCGAGTTCTGAATGCTTCATCGTATCCGCTAGAGTGGTATTATCTACCTTCTCCGGATCAACTCCAAGTTCAGGTACTTCCTTAAGCCCTGCTAGAATAGCAAAGGAGGTTTCCCCTTCTTTCTTCATGCCAAGTGTTATGCCATTTGTTAACAATTATCTGTCTCCTTTCTAATAGCCGTGATAGACCTGTTTGGTCTTTACGTCGATTACCATTTCATAACGCATTTGTTTATGTTTCAATCCGCTCGGATCCTCTACGTCCGTACATTGAGTACGTTTAAGCCCTAAGGCTGCTATGGCTCCATCTACTGCAACCGATGCCGTAGAAGTACTCTTTCCCGACCAGATATCAATTCGATACCGGCAATAGGCTTTCTGTTCTTTCATGTCTGTGTATTCCACAACCTTGTTATCTTCTTCCATATACTGAATTGCAAGATCCTGTTTCCAATCTCTTGGATAATTATCGCTTACATTTTCCGTAACGGTGAGCAAAGCCATATATACTTGATCTTTTACATTAATCATTGTTTTACCGCCTTTCTGATCTCTCTTGCCAGATAATTCTTTATATTAAGGGTTGCTCGTTCCTCATTGTTTTTAAGAGCCGGGTACATGAATGGCTGAGCTGCCTGGCCGGAGCTTTGGTAAAAGCGGCCTTCTGGTGTGTCAATGTAAAACATGTGGTACTTCTCCGCCGTATCTGCATCAATCTGGCTTTCATGGATCCACCAAGGGGACTGTGAATAGGCTGGAGAAACAGAAGGGGAAATTCCGGCGTGATCCGCTTCTCCAGCCGGGCCGGTACCAAACTCCACATAAGGGCCGTGTTTTTTATTGGTGTAAATAATACCCGTCACTTTTCCATCCTGCACCTCCGTATCGGTCATGATGCTTCGTCTCAACTCTCCGTCATTAACGGGACACATTAGCTTTGCCTCGGCCTGGACCATCTTAGCAGAATTTCCTACCGCCTTCTCCATGCTCTGGCCCGCTACCAGTGTGGCTAGAGTACCGTACTTCTTCATCAATTTATCAAGCCCTTTGATATTTCCTTCCATTATAATTTCTCCAATTCCATGTAGAGGTGCCTGTATGGCCGAATTGCTATGATCTTATAATCTGGTTTTGATTCACCGGGAACATAAACACAGATACCATCCCCCTCCCGGATTGCTTCGGTACCGAAAAGATAGCTGATCTTACCCTTAGCATCTGTCTGCACCTTGTACTTTCCATCAATCCGGCAGTTACGAATGTAAGAAAGCTTTTGACCATACATTTCAGCCTGGAGTTTTCCCCCTGCGGGCCAGATTTCAGCAGTCATAGGAGTTCCTGGATCGTACTCTATAAACGAGTTACCTTCATTATCCTTTTTCGGTACTGCTGTCCTGTGATGGTACTGTTTCAGCCGATTCCTTTTTAATCTCATAGGCTTTGCCTCCAATCCGTACCAACCGGTAACGGTCAAGTACACCATATATGTGCTTGGGAGCATCTTCAAAACTGTAACTTTCCCCGCCTTCGCTTCGGCTGGACTCTCCCTCTGTTCCCATGCGGTTTAGAGCAATCACAGCAAGATCACGAACCGTCTTCTGCAATGCCGGAGGCAACTCCGTCCGGTTAGTGTAGGAAAGGACAAAGTCCCTAGCATCTTCAAGCAAAAGGGAGAGCAATTCTCCATCACTCTCCCCGGTAAGCTTTTTCAATTTTTCGACATCTTCCATTTATTCCACTTCCTTTAAGACAGCAAGAAGATCATCTTTGCCAAGGGAAGAAGTCCCTTCAATGCCCTTTTCCTTTGCAAGTGCCTTTAACTCGGGTACTGTCATGTCCTCCAGGTTCTTTTCTGGTTCTGGTGAATTTTCAGGTTCTACCTCTTTTTCAGGTTCTACCTCTTTTGCTTCCACCAGTTCCTTATAATCATCTGCAATAAGCTTTGAAGCCTTCACATCGTCCTTAACAATTCTTTCAACATTACCTTTTATCAGCCTCATATGGTGCCTCCTTATTCTTTTGGTTCTTTAATGTTTAAGTAAATGGAGTCTAACTTATTATCAAGCACCCAGATATCATGGAAACGCCTGTAATCCATTTGCCATGCATTTAACTTCTGGTTGATAGTCGGATCAAAGATTCTCATAATGTCCTGCTTTGTAATTGCAATAGGAGTTGTTCGGGGCAGCACCATAAAGTTAATGTTTTTTGCTGTCGAACCCTTTACATAACCACCCTGCTCCTGGCCAGAAGTCTTACCATCATAAATAGTAATGGCAGTATACATTCTGTTGGAAGGTGTGGAAACAATTGGAACACCATCTACAGCAGGAACTGCGGTATCAATGCCACCCTTAGAAAATGTAGTATTCATAATCTTTCCGGATAACTCCATCTCTAATTCCATAATAAAATCAGGAGTAGCATGGATTACCAGCGGACCATTGTATAATTCACGAATTGCCTTAATACCTTCTTTGACCTTGCGGAGTGCAGATGTTCCTGTTGCTCCAGGAGTATATCCATATGACACCATTCCCGCTTTGTTGGCCGTGATCGTCTCACTTGCAATCTTCGAAATACGGTATGCATCAATCTCAGGCACCACATACATGCGTTGGAACTCTCCCATTACTGCAGCGGCTGTGGTAACAAAATTGTTTTCATTAATATCAACCGGGTCAAGCTGGAACTTACGACCTCTATCCTGTGTCATTTTACGGGTTTCGTATTCTAAAGTAACTCCACCCTGCTGATACCCATTATCACGGTCATAGTCACCCATGCCCTGTACGGTCATTTTAGGAATCTTTACCTCTGCCCCTCCATTGTAAATCACCTGTCCGGCATTGGAATCCATCCAACCGGTAACAGCCTCCTGAATTGCTACTTTATCCAGGGTGTTCTGAAATAAGGTTGCTGTTGCTAATGCGTTAATTGCCATAATGTTTTATCTTCCTTTCTTATACAGTTCCCATCATCAGGGCTTCGACTTGCTTTGCAAGGTCTGTTTCTTCCTGCGATGTTGCTTTTTTCGGTGGCTTACCACCTTTTAGTTTCTCTTCTACCGCAGACTGTACCGCCTCCTGAAAGGCTTTTTCTACGGCTGCTATGGATTTGTTGCAGGAATCTGCATCCGTGTAATTTAATACATCTGCAAGCCCTACAGGAAGTTTCTTTTCTGTCAGGGTGTTTTTTGCCTCTGCCATAAGCTCACGGCGCGTAATACCTGCTTCACGGTCCTGAAGTTCTCTTTCCTGCTTCTGGCGTAAATATACTTCCTTTTCTTCCTTGTTCATCTTGGAAAGCTTTTCTGCCTCGGAAAGTTTATCATCCATCAAGGCAGACCATTTGTCTTTAGCGGTTCCCAGGGCTTTCTGTACCCTGCGATCAAATTCCGCTTGATAACTTCCGTCTTTTAGGATTTCATCAAAGGTCTTTGTTTTGGGAGGATCCTGGTCTTTCCCTGCTCCATCACCACCAGTTCCACCTTCTCCATTTTCTTCTATTCCAGGCTTACCTGATCCACCACCTTCACCATCTCCTGTGCCGGTGCCGTCTTCATGACCAAAAAAATGTAAATTCATAGGTAATAAATTCTTCTTTTTCATTCTTCTATCCTTTCTGCACCGTTCCGTTCTCTGCCCGGATCGTTGCTTAAACATAAAAATAACACCCAGGATTACCTGCGTGCTTATTAGCTGTATCTTTCAGTAGGAGACTTCACCCCGCCGTCCCGAAGGGAGATTATTGGACCACCTCCTCAATTCATATACCTGCCTTCTTTTTGGTTCTTTCTGTCCATAAATGACAGTTCCATCTTCTTGATTACCACTTTAGTAATGTTATAAAGAATAGCTATAATAAGAGCTGTTACACAAAGTTGAGTCATCGGAAGTCTCCTTTCTGTTGCACCAGTGCAACTATGCTACAATGGACTGTGCTTTATACCATTGCTTGTATGTTATGTTTGCAGGGAAAGTCCTTACCTTTCCAGTAATAGGATCCCTGGCTCTTCGTTTCATTTCTGCCAGTTCTATTTCTCCTATATCACAAGTCGTTGTTGATCGGCACCACGGATGCATAGGAGGGCAGTTCACTCCTGTCTGCCGCTCTGATACCTTAAAACGTTTATTATCCCGTTTCCGGCAAATTGAAGAAGTTTTTAAATCCAATGTCGCTAAAAACCGGTAATACTCAATCCCGCATTCCTCATAAGATACCATTTCCATCTGATTGGCAAGGTTGCAGCTTTCAGTTCTTACAAGCCTTCTGGCCTGACTGGATCCCACCGCAAACTTTTCAGCTATTATTTCAGCCACTTCCCGGTCCGTGCGTCCAGTAATAAGGTTCATAAGTAATTCCGCTTTTATATCCCTGGACAATTCTTTCGTATTCTTCCAAATTATTGCGGAGTAATTGGATCCAGACCATTTACTATTAACAACTCGGTCAATGGCTTTCTTTGATACGTGATTAAAACTAAATCCTATACCTGTTTGTGACTGTATATCAAATACTGATCGGTAATAAGCTTCCCTTGCAAGATCCACATAATGGCCTGTAGTCCTTACCTTTTCCTGTCGGTATATTTCCTGCATCGTAACATCTAACTGATTTTGCAGTTGTTGGAGCCGCTCCATCCTGGCTCGATATGCTGGGCTTTCCAGTTGGGCCAGAAGGTCCGCTTTTGTTTTGCTGTCCAGTTTAGTACTTAAGGCTGCCTTTAGTTCACTAATAGATGTGGGGTCTTTCATTGTATTTAAAAGCTCTCTGGCCTCTTCTTTGGATAATTTATGTTTTCCCTGGTAACGTTCAAAAATATCTTCAAGTTCCATGCTGATATACCGGGAACTTCTTATGTACAATTTAGATATCTCATCGGCCACTTGTTCAGCCTTGGCCATATACTGGAACATTTGCTGTGCTTTTCGTTTCTCCCAGTAGGATAGATTACTCATTTACGTTATCGGCCTTTTTCTCTCCTGCCGCTTCTTCTTCCTCATCTTCCGGGGGCGTGTTGCTGCCTAGGCCAAAGATTTCCTTTTGCTGTTTTACCGCCTCATCCGTTTCTTTATCCACAGCTTTTAATTCTTCGTCTACATTTTCAACAAATGGGACCTGAGAAAGAAGAGTTTTCTTACTCACCTTCCCCCATAGATTTGCAACAATCTGGCTGATCTCCAGGAGGTTCTTAGGCATTGCTCTTGAAAATGTAGGTGTAATGCCCTTTGTTTCCACATTTACTGCTTTACTTTTCTGTATCCACCCTGCAAACAACCGGATCCGCTTACGCAGTCCCTTTTTATAATACCGGGTTTTAATCTTAGTGATGTTCTCCATGCCTAAAAGTTTAAATTCCATGGCTACACCGGATACATTACCACCGAAGCTTTCATCTGTCATACACGGGATATGGGAAAACTTATGGATATCCTGCTCAATGGCTTTCTTAAGGATCTCCACTCCGTTTTCGTCAAAGGTACGGGTAAGATATTCTGCCTTTGTTCCTTCCGGAAGTTCAAGCAGTTTATCTTCCTTTACCCTTTCTTTGGCAGTCTTACCGTCCTCATCTCTAGCCTCTGCATCTCCCAGCATGGCCCCGTAAATGGCAAGGATCGCATCAATAAACTGTTCCTTGTCTGTAATACGGTCCGACATCAGGGCATTATAGGCATCAATAAGTGGGATCTGTAACTCAAAGTCACCGATCGCCAGCTTATTATTCAAATACTCAACAATGGGGATTTCCTCAAAGTAATGGGGAACTGGTTCTTCCATTAAGCCCTGCGGTCCTGTAATATCATCAATGTTCAGGACGTATTTGTAATGCTCTGTCAGAACGGTGGCAACAAATATGGTTCTTTTTTTGTCGGAATCGTCCTTCCTGGCATAGTAGTAAACTGCGAACAGCTCCTTTTGCTCAATCGTATCATCATAAACCATGAAGGTGTTTTCTGGTGACAGGCTCTTTATGGTAAGATCCGTCTCTCCCTCTTCTGGGTAGATATATTCATAAGTCCGACCATACACAGAAAGATCCAGGCCATTGTCTCCATCCGCCTCGTCTGCTCCTGCCTGTTCAAAGGCATCCGTTAATTCTGTAATGTTCTCTTTGCTTTTGTAAGACACTGGATTTCCGATAAAATAAGAGCTGGCTGTATCCGCGATATCCTTCGCATGATTACATACCAGCTTTGTTTTACGACTTTCTGTTAGGATCTTATGCTGACCTTCATAGTATTTCATGAGCTTGCTAAGTCTTGTTGCTTCCCTGCGATGCTTTACAATCATGGTGCGGATTGCCTGTTTATCTGGGTTCAATTCGTCCCAGGAGTCCCTTGGCATCGTGTATATGTACATGGTTATCACCTTCTTTCTGTTATTGGTTGAATTTTCCATATATTAATCCTATACTTTACATACAAGCCACTGCATGGCTGAGTAAAAGGAAAGGAAAATATGACTATGAAATTGAATCCCGACTGTATTCGCGATATTCTTCTTATGGTTGAAAAGCATAGTGACTATTTACATGCCACCGAGTTTAAGTATAATCATGATGATTTCAAGTCCCTAAACATATATACCGTCGAAGAGATCGCCTATCATGTCCAGCAATGTGAAATGTCTGAATTAATTTATAATGTCTCCTTCTATGACTGTGGGGAAGGCATAGATATTCGTGATTTAACACCTAAAGGACATGCATTTTTAGCCAACATAAGCCAAGACAATAACTGGAATAAAACTAAAGAAATCGCATCAAAGGCTGGCTCTTTTGGTCTTGATATTCTAAGAACCATATCTGAAGGTGTCGCAACAGCTTATGTTAAACAGCAATTAAATCTTCTTTAAATCTTTCAAAATGTTTGATGCCACCCATTTGGTTATTTCTCTTCGTTGTTGATCAGATGGCTGTGGCATTTTGTTTATTTGCATCCATTTTATAGTTACCAATAACCCAATCCAATTTCCTAAATACTTTATAGAAACTATAAGTAATAATCCTAAAAGTATTAAGACCCACATTCCTCTCACCCCCTTAATTAAATCCAAAAGCAGATTTGCTCCGGATCTTGATTGTCTTATTATTAAGTATCGTATAGCAGAAGTATCTGACTGCATCCATGGCATGGTCATGCTGCTTAATTGGCTTATCTTCTCCCCGATCTCCGGCCTTTGCGTCCCAGATATAGGAAGCAAATTCTTTAATCGTGTTGATGCAGGAATGGCTGAATGCTATTTTTCCTGTATTTAGAAGAGTAGAAACCAACCGGATCCCGTCCTCCACGGCATTATCCGCTTTCATGGTTTTGTATCCACGGTTGTTCAGTTCTGTAATAAAGGAAGCTGCTGACGGATCCACGATGATGGCTTTAACCGGTGTTCCTTCCAACCAGTTCTCCAGATCATCTGCATATTGGGAATCCGATTTCTGCTTTTTATTATCCCGGCCAGAGTAATAATACTCCCTGGTGCAATACCATTTCTTATCAATCCCTTTATTCCAAAGAAGGAAAACCATTGCATTCTGTGTACCGTAGTCAATGCTTACATAGCGGGCACCGTCAATCAGATTACGGGCAAATTCCACTACTTTCTTTACATGGCGATCCACGTCGAACATATCATAAATAACGCCTTCCGCTGCTGCCCACAGGCCCTGTATGTAACGCTTGTAGAAGATACCACTGTAGTTATTCCGGTATCTGGCTTTGATCTCTTCTGAAAGACTTAGGTTGTCGTCCATTGTGAAGTGGACATATAACAGTTCTTTTAAACCATCTGGCTTGTTCTCAGCTTTTGCCTTCTGGCGTATTTCTTCTGTCCTTTTCTTTCCAAGGAATCCAGTAGCCTTATCAATCCATTCCTGTTTAAACCAGTGATATGGTCCGTCCGGATTGCAATTGAACCAATACTTTGAACCGGTTACGGAGCATCTACCTGTGGCCTGATCGACAAAAGATTCTGGCATAAGCGCCACTTCATCGAAAAATACACCCGCTAGCGTGACACCCTGTACTAAGTCCTGACTGCTTTCATCTTTACCACCAAAGATATAAAAATGATTGGTCACACCATTCTTTGATATCTCCAATACGCTATCAGATCGTCGATCTTTTAATTTGTATCCTCGGCTTCTAAGCATTAATTTCAGCCAGAATACAACATTACGCCGGAAGGAGCCGATTGTCTTGCCACACATTCCAAATTCTTGTCCCTGGAATCTGCTCATTGCCCACATAATGAAGGACAGAGACATAGAAACCGTTTTTCCCGATCGGATAGCCCCATCTGCTATAATGCCATCTTTATCTTTAACCGGGGAATCATCACACCACCATGTTAAAACCTGCTTTTGTTTTAGGGAAAAAGGTTGAAATTCAAATATCTGTAGCTTAGAAGCAATGCTGCGTCCCTGCTTTATTTTGGTGATTCTTTCTTGTAAGGATCGGATCCGGCCTTTAATATCAATCATCCGCTTCCTCCCATACATCAGAAGCTATACCATTCATAGCTTTGATGAAACCATCGTCCTCAGTCTCTTGCTCTGGATTATCCTGCTTCATGATCTCTAGTTCCAGCCTCATTACTTCAAGCTCCAGACGTGCATCATCATATCCATACCGGTGCAGGGAATCAATGGCTTTCTGCTTCCTGGCCTGAACACGGGTAAGCGCATCTTCCACGGATTGGATCTGCCCCAGGATTCCGGTATATTCTGTGGAGTCTTCCTCAGTGCTGGATTTAAACTTGACTGCGGTCATACCCATAGTGTTCTCACTTTTCTGTGTTTCAGCCGCTTGTTTTATATCCTCAATCCGTTTCAGCATTCGCCGTTCACGGACCGTAAGGAGCTGGATCTCCTGTAGAAGAAGCTGCTCCTTATCAAGCTGGATCAAACTGATTAGTTGCTTTTCGTCTTCTTCCAGGGCATCAAAAAAGAGAGTCTCAAACTCTCCTGTCTTAACCGCATTCTTATTCTCTTTCGGGGCAGCACCGCCTTTGTTCCCAACGGCATTTTTGTTTCCGGGCTTACCACCTTTTTGTGTGCATGCTTTTTCTGATTTTGTGTGCACACCTTTTTTCTTATCCTTTGACCACTGATATCTGGTCTTCCATGACTTCACTGTGTTAATAGTGACACCATACTTTTCAGCAATATCTTTATATTTCACACCTGTTTGATAATCAAGCAGGGCTAATTCATAATTTGGTGCTCTGATTTCATCCACCGATCACCACCTCTCAATCGTGTTTGTTTTTGTATTAAAAAAGAGACGGGGTTGACCGCCTCTGTATCAAGTCTATTATTCTTGTACTACTTACTTATTTGCTTGACTTTGTATAATTTCTGAAACAACCTTTACAGCAAAATCTTTTGCCTCATTCCAGCCCCACGCTGCCGCTTTTTGGCTTATATCCTTCATTTTTTCAAGGCCAGACTTTTCCGGTTGGATATTTAGTTTGTTTTCCACATAATTCAAACCATATGGTGTCATCATAGTATGTCCTATATGTGCCATAAGCGTCTCTCCGCCTCCGCGAACAAATTTTATACCCCTTATCAACGACTCATTTTCCAGTTTTTCTAACGAAGTCAAAAATACTTTCCTTCCCAGTCCCACTGACTCAGCAGTTATTTGCTCCATATCTGGAATATCTTTTTGATACTCCATATATATTGCAACCAATACTTTTTGTTTAGAATCAAAATCCATCGTTAAATCCCCCTTTTTTCTTCATCATACACCAAATTTCACCAAAAGAAAACACCCATCGACCAAAAATCGACAGGCGTTCCTAGAAAGAATCAGGTATGAACCAGCAGCTACACTTTTTCAACGCAGCGACCGCAGGGAGATAAGAATATTTAAAGGGGGGATTAACTACACCTTTAATACAGCTTACGCTGAATTATCTTGTCTCGTGATAATTATTTTAAACAAAAACGCCCATCGAGGCCAATCCAAGACAGGCGTTTCCAAAAAGGAGAATACGCATAAATGGAAATCGGGGTTTGTTTAAAAACAATTCTTAAACGCTGCTTTCTATCCGATTTGAAAAGCCATGAAGAAAACATAAGAACGTCGGCTTTAATCAGCCGCCAAGCTGTTACACCTGGCAGCCGTAGGGGTTATTTCTTTGTGTATTCCAGAACTACATACATAGGGCAGGAAGCATACATACCATCCTGGTTTAAAATATCATAATAAATATTTTCGTTTACGGTATTGTACCAAATGGTAAAGAACGAAGCAAAAGTTTTATTAGAATATATGTATGTGCAAGGAAGCGGAATCTGAGTAGTCTCGCTAGATGCATTTCCGTACAGATTAATAACTTTATCAATCTTAAGTGCGGAAACATTTGCATAAAGATTATTAGCGCCACTAACTGCTGCTGAAGTTCCAGAGATCACTTTCCTATAAATTGGCTTACCGTCAATCCACTTGCCGCATACAGTCTCTTCTGTAGAATAATCATTCTCTGCTCCAGTACCGCTATTACCTGTACCACAACCATCACCACACCTTACCATCTGTAAACAAAATCTGTCTTCCATAAATAAATCCTCCTCTGTTTGTTTTCCAGAACTATTTCTACTGGATAACATTATTGTAAATCAACCACCCGACCATTAACAGGACACGAATCGGATGCGCTTTGCCCACTCCTGGCCATTTTTATACGCAAAAACGCCCATCAAGAATTAATCAAGATAGGCGTTTCCAAATTTATGCAGTTTTGGATAATACTATTATAACTCCTCTATATTGCCACGTCAACGACAGCTTTATGACACGCTTGTCAAGCCCCTTAATCCAGCACGATGGCATCTGCTCCAAACAGATAAACACTTAGAATACTGGTAAGATCAGATATCCAACGCCATATAGTCCTTCCCACACAATTCCCTAATACTTCTGCTATAGATTCCGGAGTCATACCATCAAGATAGTAGTACCTAAAAGCGAGATACTTCTCCGGTGATTCCTTTTCGTTCATCTCCTCCTCCAGAAGCCTCAGGCATGTATCAATATGCGCAATCATGACAATACTCCGCAGCTTGCTCTTTATGATGCTGTTTATGTAGATATCCTCCGCAGATAATTCCTCCAGACTTTCTCCATCGTCCACATCCGATAGTTCAGACACACCTTCCTGAACGCTCTTGCATATCCGATTATAATTCTCCATAAGCTTCCTGGCGTTCTGGAAAACCTTTGCCCTATTATTTTTCTTTTGAGACTTCTCAAATTCTTTCACAGCCTCCAAGGCTGCTGTCCTCACTAACTGCTCCGCTAATTCTTTTTCCAAACAATCACCTCCCTGATTTTAATATCTGTTTTCTTACCCTGTCCCAATCCTCGACCCATTTCATAGCTGCCGCTGTCTTATCATTCGCCAGTCCCGCTTCTTGGAAGGAATACTGGCCTTTATACTTTAGGCCGTCCCTTGCGTAGTTAGAGATCAACTCCTTGGAGGTTCCTAACTTATCTGCAAGCTCCTTGGAACTACCTGTATCTATCAGTACACCATGACTACAAAGAGAATATATCTTTTTAGGCTTCATACTGCACCTTCTTTCTTACTGGGCATGTCCTTAATGATGAATCCGGACAAAGGCTTGTATATGTATAAGCTGGGTTTGTTGCACTAAAGGAATCAGCTTTAGGCCATTTCAGTATGTACTCCTGTTTCGCAGCTCTGGCCCTCTCTGTAGCCACCGCATCTGCATGTTCTTCTTTACTGCTCAAATCAATCCCTCCTTTTGAACAATAAAAAACCAACTACCGAATATTGATAGTTGGTTTCCATTCAAATGCTGTTTGCGTCTATATCATTATAAAATTCAGACATCTTCCGTCCGACTAGTTCCCCACATTTATTACAATACCACACACCTAATGTAACCGTATCTGTATCCATTCCTTGTCTATCCTTCTTGAGTCTTATAGGCTCCAAAAACAAATTCTTACTCAAACATTTTGGACAATGGTTAGGTTCTTTTTCTGTATACATATTTACCCCCCTAATATAAAAAATATTAGGATAATTATACCATCCCAACTATCAATATTCAATTATCAAGGAACAATATTCTTTTAGTTGCCTTTCTCTTTATAGCCAATCAGATCCATTCCATTAAAATTCATGCCAACCTGACCATCAATGTTTGGATCTTCTAACCACCACCGAAATGCTTCTTCTCCAGTTTTCCATTTAGTCTCCAACCCATTGGCTTTCCTTGCTTCTATCATTCTGTCAAATGCATGGATATAGAGTGTCTGATATTTCGGATACATGGCAAATTCTTTATATCTTATTTTTCCTGCAAGAGGACAACCTACACAGCCTACTCTATAAAGTCCACATTTATAACTTGGATTGTGCATTCCACATTCGTTCCAGTAGAAATCCCAGATGTCATTATCGGGCCAATCTATAATCGGATTAACCACTGTTTTTGCTTTCAGTTCGCACTTTTCAAAAAGTTGCCTCGTTTTATCATTATCAGAAAGTAACATTTTTTCATCACTAACACGTATTGCATTTCCTTTTGTGCTCCCTATTGCTTCGAAACTTTCTCTGTCTTTTCTGCCTTCGCTTTCTGCCCACCGAACTCCAGTTGCAATCATTCTGTTAGGGCAGCCAGTTTCTTTTAATACTTGGCAACAATATCTTACCTTTCTAGTTGGTGGTATTCTCTTAATTGGAATCAGGGTCCACATGCTTATTGATTTACCTTGATATGTGGGCTTCTCAATGTTTGCTTTTATTCCCTGCAATTCTAATCCTCTAAAAACCTTCCTGATATGATATACTGTTTGAGGAGAATCAGCCGTTGTATGACTGTTATGTACTTCAAATGGTATCCCTGACCTTTTAAATAGCTCCAGCATCACATCACTGTCTTTCCCACCGCTATACGTACATACAAGGGGCTTACCATAATGGTGCAAACTCATTTCAGAAGCCAGTTTAATACGTTCTATTGCTTTTTTTTCTAAATCCATTTTGAAAGGAGCCGACACGTGTCTTCTGCGCAGAAGCTCCAGCCTCCTTTCAGTTGATAATAAATTCTTCTTGTGCTATAATTTTTGCATCATTTGTTTAGGCGGACAGGTGTCCGGGTGAGAGGCAAATGGTTGGCAGTCATAATACTTGTAATTAAGATCTTTGCAACCATTATTGATATTTCGGAAGCAGCGGAGGCATATATGACTAATACCCAACTTACACAAAACACAACTACCCAGGTCGACATTACTGCCGGCCACCCCTCTCCCTAAGCAAATGATACTCTGTTAAATACTCTTACACACTTCCAATTTTCTCATCTTCACACCTCCACATTCTCTGTCCAAACTCTGCTATCATTTCAGCGACCACTTGCTCCATGAAGGGATACTTTTTCATCAGGACCACTGCCCATGTATTCATGCGCTCCCATTCGTCTGAATGTTTCGGGACAATCTTCCCACGGTAGTTCAACCAGAACTTGTTATAGACTTCTTCAAAACCTTTCTGTACTTCCTGATCCGTCATAGGCTTTCCACTTTCACATAGATCCCAGGAAGATCCGCCCAGTACTTTTCTATCACCTCAGAAGCAACCTGCGCATCGTCCTTCCAGAAATGCAACTCCGTCATAACGTCCTTAAGAAGCTTGACCAGATTATCCGTGTCTGGCTTACTGGTCTTATACTCCCCATTCTTGTGCTTGCCAGTGACAGGAAAGCACCACCATGTTGTCAGACGGATTGCACCGGTGAACTTCTCAGCCGGTACGTGCTGCCCCAGGTGGGCCTGTAGCTTCGCCCTGGCCGCTTTCAGTTCGTCCGGTTCATAAAAGATTGGCTTTCCATTTACGACATGTACTTGCTTTTCCTGGTGCGTCACGGTGGGGACTTTTTTCATGACCATAAAAAAATCAATCACCATGATAATCAACTCCCCTCCAGGTCTTTGTTTCGGAATCGAATATAATAGCTCCAGCTTGTTTTATATTGTTCCAGATATAATTCCACGTCTCTGAGTTTTGCAGCATCCACTTCAAGACCTCGCTGTGCTGAATATTAAATTCCTCTTCCGGTATTGAATGTTTTAGCGGAGGCATCTTTTTTGCAACCCTTAATAACTTGCTTCTTTTCTCTCCCGGCATTTACTTCACCTCTCTAAAATTTTAATGTACTAAGTTTTTTTGTTGTTTTGAAATTAGCCCTGTCATGGGAAGGGGAAGGGAGGGGACGGGTGTCAACTTAGACCCGTCCTTTCCTACCCCATGACCACGTGTAACGGGGGAAAATGTTATATTATAATATAGAGACTTCCCCGCACTCCGGGGATTCCTGATTTTAAGACTTCCCCGCACTCTTACCCCATTAACGGGGAAGTCTGTTTTTAAGTGTTCCCCGTGTTTTACTGCTTTACGGGGATTCCTTATCATTCAGGCTTTCCCGTATCTTGCTTTTCATCACTTTTCTGAATAAGACCATCTTCAATTGTGTATCCACCATGCTCTTTAACTCTGTCTCGGACTGTTCTTTCCGATACTCCAAGGTATTCTGCTACCTCATTTACAGACGGTTTCTCTCCAAAATTGCTCCCTTCGATAGCTTCTTCCAGGGCTGTTTTTCTATCTGTTTTACGGTTTTTAGCGTTCTTTTTGTTCTTTGCACTGCCTCTTTGCCACGGTGCCTGCTCTGCATCCGGCTGAATATCTCCCAGTACTCCGGACTGATCCAGGGTGTGCAGCGGGTAATCAAACCATAAGTTTACCGGGTCAAACTTAGAAAACTCCCTGAGAGTGCCCTCAATACGCCATGCCGTCATGCTTTTTATCTTGGCCTTAGCTACTTCGATATTGCGTTCCAAGGCTACCATTTGCCACTTATCCAGCTTTTCTTTGCAGTAATTGAGCATTTGAAAACTACTGCATAAATCGTCCTGAGATAGATCATCTTCCCATTTAAAGTGTGCATCAAGGTACTGCTTACAGGAGTCACATACTGCCTTATTTTCTTGCTGTTTCATTAATTCTTCGGTTGTTTCCAGTTCAATAAGATCAATAAGCGCATCCGGATCCCTGGCAAATACACCGGATCCACTGGCCCGGTCCATGGACTTTTTCCCGCCCTGGCTTCCCTTGCTATGATGATGGCAGTAGATCACCGCCACGCCCAGCTCCGTACATACCTTGTCAAACTGATTACAGAAATTAGACATCTGGTCTGCGCTGTTTTCATCACCAGTGATAACCTTGTAGATTGGGTCGATGATAATAGCTATGTAATTCTTTTTAGCCGCCCTGCGGATTAGCATGGGGGCCAGTTTATCCATAGGACGGGACTTTCCTCTTAAGTTCCAGATCTCAATATTTTTAAGGTTCTTCGGTTCCCAGCCAAGTGCCTGATACACGTCTTTGAATCGGTGAAGACAACTGGCCCGGTCAAGTTCCAAGTTCACATACATTACTTTACCTTGCGAACAGGCCCAGTTAAGCCACTTCTTCCCCTCTGCTATGGCAATACACATTTCTATCTGAAGAAAGGACTTTCCCGCCTTAGATGGTCCCGCAATCAGCATCTTATGTCCCTGACGGAGCAAGCCATCAATCAGGATGGGGGCCAGATCAGGAAGATTGTCCCACACATCATCTAAGTTTTCCGGATCCGGTAGATCATCATTGATAGATTCAATCCATTCTTTCCACTCCGTCCAGCTCTCTTTTCCTATATTAGTATCAACGATAAACTGTTTCTGACCACCTCGCACAACACCGGGCATTCTGGAGAGCCTAGAGGGGTTGCGGTTCTGGGTGTCGATAGCAAGGCCGTTCTTCTTACAAATCTCATAAAGGTAGTCCACCCGCTTCCGATACTCGGCATAATCAACAGCATCAACCCTTACGATAGCGTGAAGACTCTTTCCACCACTGTGTACTAGACAGGCAACTGGCAATTCTAATTCCCTTATAATGGCGTGCTGCTTTTCAATTTCCATAGAATCAGATTCCACCAGGGCGTATTTAAAATCAGAGACATTTTCATTCTTAGCCCCTTTTCCGTCCATAGGGTTAAAGCGGATCCAGGCGCCTCCTTCTGGATCATAATCACCTAACACACCGCCTATATCTCCGTCACATTGCGTCAAAAGTTCAACGAGTTGCCCCGCTGTCCTGCCATAAGCTCCCTTGTCTGCTGGAAGATACTTTTCGTCTTTCTTCCAACTCTTAACCACATAGCCGACATTCTCCCCGGCTTCGAAAAGAGTTTCCAGATACTTTATGAGTTCTCTGGCCGGATCCCATTGTTTTGGCTCGGCAACTTCTCGCCCTTCCACCCAGTTCTTATCAACAACAACGCCTTCTGTTGATATGGTATCGTTCCAGTCTAGGGCGGTACCGGGATCGTAAGGAGGCGTCCACCCCTGATCCCTGGCATACTGGACTATGGTCCCACCTGTCACCGGAGTACCGGCCCCGTGGAAGCCCCGCCATTTCTTTTCACAATCCCCAGCGTGATAACGTCGGTCATTCATGCTCCAACGGTCCCACACATCAACGGAATACCCTTCATGCTGCAGAGCCATACCAACGTTAACCCAGTCCTGGTAATTAAGCTCCGATGGGTCTATATGATTTAGGACCTCCATGAGGTCGTATGTACTATCCATGTTTCAAGTCTCCTTATTCCGGTATGTATTCTTGCGGATTTACACCTGCAGGCGCGCCACGCCAGCCATTTGCCGCAACTCGGCTAATCATATTGTTTGCCGCTTCAAAACTCCAGGTTCCCACATTTTGAAATCCATACATTTCCAAGCGCCGTATCTGTAATGGTGAGCTTAATTGTTCCTCTCGACGTTTTTGTAATCTGTCAAGAATCTTACTCGCCTTTCCGGCATTATCTATCTCATCGGGAGCGATTCCCAGCCTCTCCAATTCCTTTTTCTGTTTATCAGTAGGCGGTGACATTTCCCACCCAAAGGAAGGAACATATCCGGATAAATCCTCTGCCTGAATGCTCATTTCAAACTGCAACGGATCCACTAGCTTTTTCTTGCGTTTCTTCATTTCTTCCAGTTGCTTTGCAAGGGCTTCTTCTCTTTGAGCGACAACATCTTCTGCCGCCTGCTTTTCCGCTTCTTCTATATCCATAGGGCAACCGGCCTTTTCGATGTTCTCCGTCATTTTCCTAGCCACTTCCTCATCCTGACAGATCAGACTTGCAGGATGGCACAGCTCATGACGTTCGGTATGCCATAAAAAATCCAATAATAGCAAGTGGTCCTTACCCGGAAACAACCGTGTTCCACGCCCCACCATCTGACTGTAAAGGCTGCGTACTTTAGTAGGTCGAAGAACCACGATACAATCAACACTGGGGCAGTCCCAACCCTCGGTAAGCAACATGGAGTTGCAAAGTACGTTATAATCTCCCCTGTCGTAGGCCGCTAGTACTTGTGCTCGATCCTTGCTGTCCCCATTTACCTCTGCGGCTCTAAATCCCTTTTCATTTAGAATATCCCGGAATTTCTGGCTTGTTTTTACCAGAGGAAGGAACACAACCGTTTTCCGTTCCTTGCAGTACTTCTCCATTTCATCTGCAATCTGATAGAGGTAAGGATCCAACGCAGTTGCAATATCTCCTGATTTAAAGTCTCCTGACTGCATACCAACACCGGATAGATCAAGCTGAAGGGGAAGGGTTAGCGCTTTGATGGGGGATAGAAAGCCAGCCTTGATTGCTTTGGGTAGTGTGTACTCATAGGCCAGACTGTCAAAGCATTCACCCAGGTTTCGCATATCTCCACGATCTGGTGTTGCTGTTACACCTAAAATATTGGCCCCTTTGAAATAATCTAAGATCTTTTGATAACTGTCAGATAGACAATGATGTGCTTCATCAATGATAATGGTGTCAAAGTAATCTATTGGAAACTGCTTTAACCTCTTTTCCCTAGTAAGACTTTGAACGGATCCAACTACTATTCGGAACCAACTCCCCAGGCAAGTTTCTTCTGCTTTTTCAGTGGCGCACCCTAGGCCGGTGGCCTTGCCGATCTTATCGGAAGCCTGATCCAATAGTTCCCCACGGTGTGCAAGGATCAACACCCGGTTTCCTCTGCGGACGCAATCTTCTGTAACCTTTGCAAATACGATAGTTTTACCACACCCCGTAGGGAGGACTAGGAGCGTCCGCTTGACGCCCTTGTCCCATTCTTCAAAGATTGCAGCCTTTGCCTCTGACTGATATGGTCTAAGTTCCATAATTAAAACTTCCCTGCCTCAAATTTTTTAGATTCATACGGAAGATATCTCTTCACATGGTTAAACTTTTTGTTTGGATCATCTCTGCCAGGTGTCACTTCTATGGTTGCTTTCCCCTTGGCTCCTGGGACTATCGACCAATTCATTTTTATTTTACCGTTTACTTCTTTTTCGCCAATGCAAAGGAAGAATTCTGCGGCCTTCCACTGCATCTTGTCATAAAGGAGTAAACTTTCAGTAATAAGGGCGGATCCTTCTGCGCTGTCAATTCTTAGCTTTAAAACAGCCTTATTACACTCAGGAGACTTTTCTCCACCCGGATGTCTAGCCCGTTCAAACGATTCTACTGTAAAATCATAATCCCCAGGGGGAAGGAGGACAAAGTCCCCACCTCCCTCTCCTTTTTCTATTTCATCATCCCAACCTAATTCTTTATAATCTGCCATTTATATATTCCTCCTCTTAATTAAATACTAAGCTGTCAGTTTCTTTCATTTCCTTGATCATCGTGTATACCTGATCCCATGCGGCCACCAATACACCATCTATAAAGTCTTTTGGATAATCTGTAATCTTCATGTCAGCGGTGAAGTATCCTCTTGCAACAACTACATTCTGGATATCCCACTCGTCAACCTGATTATGTATCATCAGATCACGTAGAGCTTTTGGAATCCGCTCATCCACCTTTACATCTGGTGGTGTCACAGGTTCCGACTTTGCATCCACCGGTGGCGCTGCTTTCTCTTCTTTTGGAGGCTCTTCTCGGCTCTGACTGGCAGTGCTCCCAGTATCCTCCTGTTTCGGCTGTGAAGGTGGCGTGGTAGTCTTTTTTTCTTCTGCGGTCGGAATCCCGACCACGGGATTTTCTATGATATGACGTATTGACTCGTATTCAAAGGGTAATTCATCGGCTAAGCCGTACCGATTTTTAGCGTCCCAGCATGAGTGGTGAGTCGTGTACATGACACGCCTGCCGCCCTGAGCTTTATTCTTACCCTTCTGAGCGCCTTGTCCGTCTACATTAACAACCATAGTCTTATAGTTGCAGAACAGGACCATATCTGCCCATTCCTTTACCATAGGGGCCACACCTTTACTCAACTTCATCTCCCACCGGTCGTAAGCACCTAATTCATCTGGTTGTTCAAATTTACGCATTTTTGCATGAGCCGTAAGAACTACATCAATTCCAACTTTTATTACATCTGTAAGGAGATTTAACAGTTTTCCAAACTCTTCTTGAATGTATGTATACCCTTTTCCATATCCAAAATCTTCAATGCTGCTTTTCTGATTCTTCGTGCAAACACTGGTAGTGCAAAGCATTTCAGCCCAGTCCGCAGTATCAATGATTAAAGTCTTGCAGACACTTGGCGTTTTGATCACGTCTGATACCTGATTCAAAATCATGGTCCAACTGCTTGGCTCCGGAAACCTTGCGACATCCATATCTTTTGTACTTCCCTCGGTATCAATAAATACCGGTTCCGGGAACCGTGTGGCAAATGTTGACTTGCCAATCCCTTCCGGGCCATACACAACAATTTTCTTTGCCCCTGGTAACTTTCCTCTAACAATCTGCATTAAAATACTCCTTCCTTCCAGCCTGTTTTCTTATCTTCCATGAGTGGGTGCTCTTGCCCTGCCACGTATCCGTCTTCTATAACAATGCTGCATTCTTCCCCAGTACTCACCCTGGTAGCAATGGCCTGCAGTCCCTCTGCCTCTAACCACTCTCCAAATTCCTTAAGTACTTCAAGATCCATTTGCTCCAACTTGTCCAACAACACAAACCCGCACTCCGGATTAAGTTTCCGGACAATGGCGGTGGCTACTTTCAGCCTATCGGATCCAGACATGTTGTCCCACTGCTGACCCTTATAAATCAGTTCCCCGTCTTTAATAGAAAGTTCAGGGAGAGGAAGCTCCGCTGTCTTAAGCAGGTCATTTTTCGCGTCACGGGTTTCATCAAGTTGTTTGGTAAGCTGGTCACACTGCCGGCGGTATTCTTTGGCGTCGTCCTCTGCCTTTTCTTTATCAAGGTTCGCCCGCACTTTACGGTTGATTTCCTCAATATCGGAAATACTCTGTTCCAGTTCTGCGGTGGACTTATCTTCTAAATCCTTGGCGTTCATTCTAGCAATTTTAAGATCGGCCCGTACTGCTTCCTGTTTTTTCAGTAGATCCTGGATCTGCTCCATAAGTCTCTGGTCTTCCTGTTCCAGTTGGTGGAGCCGTTCCCGTTTTCTCTGGTTCTCGCCATTTTGTGCTAGGATGTCTTGTTGTTTCTTAATGAGCTCCGAAGCAGAAACCAATTCCGCTGGAGCATCGTTATAGGTTGGCTGTTCTTTGGCATACTTTTCTTTCTGATCCGCAATGCGGCCAATGGTAAGCCGCTCATTGTACCGTTCCTGCTCCTCCCGTTCCAGTGCCAGAAGCTTGTCCCCTACTCCAATGATCTTAAGTAGGATCTGCGCTTTTTCCTTAGAGGTGGATTCCATAAACTTAGGAAGGTTAAGGGCGAACTGCTCTACAAAATCATTAAGAAGCTGCTGGCCTCCCTTTTGGCCGTTTGGATCCGTAACCTTAAGGGCGCTATTCTTTCCCTTCCTCTCCACTACAAAACCGTTACTCATAGTAATACGCAGGTTAGGTGGAATCACTGACTGTTCACGCTGGGCCTGTGATGGGCGATACTTGTCCCCACCAAGCACCCAGGCAATGGAATCCAATACAGAGGTCTTTCCCTGGTTGTTTCTGCCTCCTATAATGGTTAGGCCGTTTGCAGTTGGCTCAATCTTTACTGCCTTGATACGTTTTACGTTTTCAATCTCTAATTGATTGATCTTCATAGACATAGTTGCAATCCTCCTGTAAATCCCTTATAATAGAGATGTATAATATTTTCGTGTTACTTTGATTCCCTGGGAGTTGCTGCTCCTGGGGTTTCTGCTTTATGACGCTTAAGAACATTAATTATGTAAGACACAATATCCTTATCATCATTTTGACTTTTAAGGCTTTCCATCATGTAACGATTACTTTCTATAAAAGAGATAGCTCTATCCACCTTTGCCATCATGAACCCTCCTTAAGAACTTTCTGAATCTCCCGAAGGTGTCGCCTGACATCTCCTGTTCTTTCGGGTCCCAAGTCCTTGCATAACTCGTCCACTTCCTCACCAATAGATGAAAGCAGGTCTAAAAGGCTTGTCCCGGGGTAGTACTTTTTAAGTAAAATACCTTCGCTTGTTGGAATAATCTCCAAAGGGCAGCCTTCGTTGATTCTTAAGGTTCTTCTAATCTCCTTAGGAATGACAACCCGTCCCAGATTGTCAACGCTTCTTACAATGCCACTTGTTTTCATGATTTCTCTCCTCTCAATGCCTTAATACGATCCATAACAGCATTTACCCGATCCTGAGCCACTCCCAGTTCTTTACGGAATAACTGTAAATCTCTTTCAGCCTTCTCCATCTTCCCGGCTCTCCCCACCATATCCTCAATAATGGGCATACCGAAGTCCGTGTAAAGCTTCGCGATCTGGGCTTTGCCGTCAATCTCGCTAATAGCTGGATACCAGGTATAAACATATTCGATGGTGTCGTACTCTTCATCATTGATGGGGTTTCCAATAAGATCTTCAAACTCATGTTTCATCATGATTCCTTCACCTTCTTTCTTGTAATACCTTCCAATTTTCCTTATACTGTACTTACAGGTTCCCGCCAGAGCTGAGTACAAATGAAAGGAGATTGCCAATATGAGAAGGCATAATTATCCTTATACCAGCAAGCGATATGTCCTTAACAAAAATACTTTTGAGATACATGATCTTGACAGAGAAACAAGCCACTGTAGGATCAACGAGATCAAAACTGACCACGTTTTCAACTGCGATTCTTACGTTGAAGCTGAAATGTTTGCTCGAATGTATTTTCAACGAACTTGCAATGGGTGCGCTTACTGTATGCCAGAAAAGAATACTGGCTAAATGCTTTGGGGGTGTTGCAGTTGTCGCAATGCCCCTTCTAATTCTCCTGAAAATTCTCTTTGCAACATATCCTCAAAGTCTGCAAGTGTTTCACATTCTGTTTTAACACCATTGAAAATCAAATTTGCAAAGCTTTTCATAGGCATCTGCTTTAATGCTTCAAAATTTGTCATTCTCTCACCTCCTCTCACATCACCTCTAATGCTCCACAGATGGCAAACATCAGGATTAAGCTACTACCAAATATCACCGCCGGCATAATCCGCTTTGTAAGATCCATCAGTTTTGATGGGCGGGTGTCGGTGTAATCGTCTAGGTTGTCATAGTACTTTCGCATGGGAGTCCTCCTTTCCCGAATTAGATTCCGGATCCAGACCTGTCCGCTCGAAAAAATACTTACGAGGAACCCTAGCGCGTCTTATCAAAAATCCTTTTGACTTCAACTCCATATTTAATTCCTTAATGATGTTATATCCGGTTGCTATACTGCAATCCATTATTTCCGCCACCTCTGCAGGCTTCATCATTGGGCTACTCATGTTCGTGGGCCTCCTTTTCTATTTCATAAAATCCAAAAGAGACATTTGCTCATACTCTGAAGCTTTTATAAAACACTCCGGTAGGTATATGCCACTTTGTTTAAACAAGGAATCAAGAACAACTGCTACCTCATATGGTTTGGCCTTTTCGTCTTTCATCGTATTTCTGATTAGATTTCCAGTACTTGATAAGCCTTTAAGGGTTGCAGAATCAATGTGGTACGCTACTGGCTGCCCGTGCTCCATATCGTAGAACTTCTTGACGTACCGAGCAGTGAATAGAACTCCCTTTTCTCCGGTTGACTTGTTCGCTAGAAAGTCGCAGCCTAGGCGGGTAACTTCGTAACAGGGCATTTCTTTATTCTGCTCTGTTCTGTATGTTATTTTAGTAAAATAATTGGAGACGGACATTTGTCCTTCACCTAAAATTTGTATATAGCCCTTTCTGTCTTTGCGCCCCTCTAACTTCTTTAATAGGTCGGAGTGAGGTACTTCCATCATTTCTGCCACTTCCAAAGTAGTAATAGTTGTTTTTCTTAAATTATTCATTCTGTCCCGCCTTTCCATTTTCGATTAATGACATATAGCATCTAATCAAATTCTTTTGATCTTCGGTGTAACTGTCAAAACGAGCTGACATTTCTCGTGACTCTCTTGACGGAATCTTCCCCGACATGAGATCATCAATTCCAATTTTAAAATGCTCAGCAACTAATTTGACTTTGCCCACAGACGGATTTACCTTGTCCCAGTTGTGAATAGTGCCATTTCCAAACTTTAGGGTGCGTTCTAATTCAGTGATTGTAATGCCATCATCGTTACAGAGTCGCTTAACACATTCATGCATCATGATTTTACCTCCATTTTTAGACTATTAAGCAAAAACTATTGACTTTTATTAGATTATATTCTATTATATAGATTATAAAACAATTGTTACCTGACCAGTAGAATCGCTTTATAAAATACTCTATTTTAAACAGCTCATATTCTCTAATGTTTTTTAGCTTATAAACAGTATATTAGATTATTTGAGTTTTGTCAATAGGGTTTATTAGATTATTTGCTAATTACTCAAGGAGGCTCAAAATGACGTTATTAACAAGGGTTAAAATGCTGTGTGTACAGAATAACACCACTATATCCAAGCTCGAAAAAGAACTCGAATTTGGCAATGGAACTATAAGCAGGTGGGACAATGCTACACCTTCTGGAGACAGGTTGGCCAAAGTTGCTGACCATTTTAATGTATCAGTGGATTACTTGTTGGGTAGAGAAGAGGCCGAGGAGCTAAATAATGTATACTTTAGCCTGGCTAAAGAAGCCGAGCAGGATGGCATAGATCCTAGAGATATAAAAATGGCCATAGATATGATAAAAAAGTTACGAGGGGAACAATGATTGTGAGAAAATAATGTGAAAAGCGAAGGGACTAAATGGACTATATAAGAAAAGCTGATTTTTATGACAAAATCTCAAAACTAAGACGAAAATTAGGGTTTGACAATAATACCTATCGAGTGGATTTTGTGGCTCTGTGCAAGCAAATGGGAATGGAAATAGGGGAAATGCCATTTTTCACATCCGGATTAAGAGGAATGGCTTCGTTGGGGAGCAGAGAAAAAAAAGATGTCATTATATTAAATACGACCAGAAATAAATTCGAACAAAATGTGGACTGCGCTCACGAATTTATACATATTAACTTTCATAGAGGTGAAGGTTATCAATCCTTTAAGTGTTTTGACAAAGCGCAGCCAAATCAAAATAAATATTTAGAATGGCAAGCAAATGAAGGTAGTGCTGAATTAGTCGTTCCTTATCATTCGTTGCTCCCAAAAGTAAAGAATGCTTATCCGTATCTCAATTCTCATGAAAGTATCTACGCTTTTAAAGAAGAATTAGTTCAGGTGTACGGAGTTACCAGCGCAGTAATGTCTTACCGTTTAGAATCTTTAAAGTTTGAGATACAGCAGTTCGTAAACGGGGTGTCTATGCAAAACTTACGAGTGTTGTCATATAACTCCCAAGTTAAGCAGGGAATTAAAATCAAATCCCTGAATGACATTGCAAATGAAGATCTCTCTAAACGCTTCGAAGAACTATATAGCTTGTCAGAAACACAATGGGCTGCTTGCATGATAATCCAAGAATGGGCAAATATTTTGATCGATATTGGGGGATTGATTAGAGCTAGCTTTTGTAACACGGATATTGAATCAACTGGAGATAATTGCTTTAAAATTATCTTCAAAGACTACGGTAACTATTTAATAGGTAGTAGAGACCATATGATTAATGAATTAAAAGAATACATATTAAAAACATATGGTATAGAGGCTAACTTTGATATTGAATATAAAACCAGGAATTGCATCTATGTGAGCAATGAGGAATTAAAGTCAAATATATCAATGGATTTCGTAATGCCATAGCATTCTTTAAGCAGAAAAAACCGCCCGGTATTAGCGTACCGAACGGCTTTACATATAGATTTTCTCTTACTGGATCAACCGAATAAGATATATCCATCTTGACAATGGAATTATATCATTTTCGGAACACTCTGGCAAGGGGAGTGTTATTTTTATACCCAAAAACAGAAAGGAAATGATTTTATGCCGACATACAATGATGAAAATACAAAAACCTGGTATTGCAAATTTTACTACACAGACTACACTGGTACTAAAAAACAGAAGAAGAAAAGGGGATTTAAACTCCAAAGAGAGGCGAAAGAATGGGAACGCTCATTCCTTGAAAAGCAACAAGGAAGCCCAAACATGACATTTCAAGCATTATCGGAAATTTATATGGAAGATGCAGAGCATAGGATGCGAAAGACCAGTATTACAGGGAATAAGAACCTCCTCGATGGGCATATACTCCCATGCTTTAAAGACTTACGAATAGATGAAATAAAGCCGGCTACTATTAGAGCCTGGCAAAATGATATGTTAAAGAAGGACCTATCAGACAGCTATTTACGCCGAATAAATATCTTGCTATCAACAGTATTGAACTACGCCGTAAAATATCATGGATTACAGATTAATCCGGCCAGACCTGCCGGTAAGATCGGAAGCGTTAAAAATCATAAAATGGATTTTTACACCAAAGAAGAATTTGAAAAGTTCATAAGCTCTGTTAACAATCCAGAAGCATACACTGCCTTTCAGGTATTATACTGGACAGGCTTACGCATTGGTGAGTTATTCGCCCTAACATATGCTGATGTTGATTTAAAAGCCGGAATTATTCACGTCACCAAGTCATTACAGCGCATAGGTGGACAAGATGTAATAACTCCACCAAAGACTGAAAAGAGTACTAGGGATATCATGATCCATAAGCACCTTATTGAGACATTTGAAAATTATATAAAACAGGTATATGATCCCGACAACGATAGCCGTATATTTCCTTCAACCAAAGCATTGCTTTATGGTGAGATGAAACGGACTTGTGCCAGAAGCGGTATAAAACAAATTAGAATTCATGACTTCCGGCATAGCCATGCCAGTCTGCTAATAGAACTCGGCTTTTCTCCTCTTCTCATTGCAGAGCGCCTGGGACATGAGGACATCAAGACTACGCTTCAGACATATAGTCACCTCTACCCCAACAAGCAAAATGAAGTTGTTCAAAAATTCAATTCTTTATAA